TTATTATCTTCTTCTGTTGGTGTTAGGTTAGTAACTATCTTTAAAAAAGCCATAAAGCCAATTAAAAGTTCTAACCAATTTTGTCCTATAAATTCTAACATAATTTTATTTTAGTTAATAATAATTCCAGATTAATTTAGATGTCTTATTAGTATCATAATCTGCGTGTATAAATTCTTCTCCTAGTCCTATTCTATTAATACCAACTTTTAATAAAGCTGTTACTATTTTAAAGCGTTCTAATGATGTTTTAGCTTCAATGTCTACTGCTAACCCTACAAGGTGCGAAGATGTCGCAGAAGCCTTAAAACCATAATCTATTAATTTCTTATTATATTCAGGCGTTCTAAAACCTGATACTATTTTAAAAGGTATTCCTGCTTCTTCTCTTGCATCATCAAGCATACATATAAAATCATCGTTCATACTTTCACCTTTTCCAATACCACCTTTACAATCAAATTCTCTGTATGTAAAATACTTGAATTTCATTTCTTTCGTTTTAAGAGCCTTTTTACCCATTGGTATATATCTTTACTAAGCATAGCAACAAAACCCCCTAGAAGCCCTAAAATTACTGTTTCAGCGATTGTTTCCATTGGTATCATACCCATCGTTAAAAGGTTGCCACATAAAAAGCAATTTATATATTCAAATTTTTCCATTATATTATTTTTGTATAGGCGTATGTAACATAAATATCACAAGACCAACCCCCTGCAAAACCAGTACCTTCTGACCAAACTTTAAAATTTTTATCTTCAATACTTCCATCACAACTTGGTGCCCTAGGTGCGTCTTGTGCTTGTACTACATAAGTAGCATCTGCAGTTAATGTGTCCATAGCAGCGTCCACTTTTCCCCAAAATTGAGTATCACTTGATTCATCAAAACCGAATAACAAGTCTTTTCTGGCTAATTCTGTAGCTGCAGCATAAGCACATAAAACAGTTACACTAATAGGAGTAACCATATAACCAGTCTTTAAAGGTACTAGAGTAATTGGTGTGGTGTCTAAGGCTAGAACATCAGCATTACTTAATGTAACCATATCTGTAGTAATAATATATTGTGCTTCAATTTTCTTGCTAGTTCCTTCTGCGCTACCAGTAGTGTCCGAAATATCAACGACCATTAATAAATCGTCTTTAGCTAATTGTTCTGCTAGTGCTGTCTTGTCGGTTAATCTTTGTCCTGCCATTATTTAGTTTTTTAATATATGTTTTTAACTTTTTAAAATTAGCCTTACTTGAAGGATATTCTTTTCTTTTAACAGCCATATACAGTAATTCCTGCACCTTGTAAAAAGCCTTTTAATCTATTGCTTCTTGGTAGTGTTGGTGTTAATTGTATGCCTGAAAAGTATGCGCTTGTATTAGGGTTTAAATCAGCACCAGTATTAGTATTATATTTTGGATATAAAGCTGTATTGTTTCTAATATAAGTAATTAATCTTTTTAAATAAAATTCAGCTGCATTTGTTGCCGTGTCCATTACTGGCTTTAGATCTTCATAACTTGCTGAAGAACTTTGTTCTGTAGCACCCATTACGACAACGGAATTGTTGCTAAAACGAAGGCGAAGGTAGGGGATTAATTCAGAAAATGCAAATTGTACTAATGCAGGTTGTATATATGTTTCTACTAAAGTCTTATTATCCCCTGCTAATGTACCTGCTTGTATATGCGCTTTTAAGTCATCATCTAATTCAGTACCAAGTGCTGGTAATATGTGCATATCTTGAGCAAGTAAGATATAAGGCATTATTAAATCATCATCTACAGAACCACCTAAAGCTGAATCTGTTTTTAATCTAGTCGCTGATATGTATAGTGTATGTTGTATTGCCATAATTTAATTTATTTTATTTTGGATATGCCCCTCTATCTTTCATACTATTTGGTGCTATTTTACTATCTTTTAATCCTTTAGGTTTTCTAACATAAGTCTTAGGTATTTTATTTACTTTATTATAATCATCATCTAAACTTAAACCATCTTTTAATTCTGTTCCTTTTTTAAGTCTATATAATACTTCCTTCCATACGTGTCTACAATATACACCACCTTTAAATTTAAATAAATCATATTTACGCCCTTTATGACCTAATTGTCTATTAACACCAGAAGCACTTGCTTTATCAATATCTTCAATCCTATAAACAAAACCCCCTTTAGCTAGTCGCATCATATTTTTACAGAATGTTCTTGTTGAACTACTTGGCTTTCTGCTACCTACTGCATATTTAAAACGAACTCTATAAAATGATTTGTCTAAATAACTATATTTATCTTCTGCGCTTCTTATTTCATCAGCAAATTCTTCTTTTTTATTTTCTCTTATTAATCGTTTAGCCCAATTTTCGTATGTTTCTTCTGCGCCTTGATCTCTTTCGTCTACTATCTCCCATTTATCGTCCTCTATAATTTCACCTTCTAAATCATCATAGACTATATTTAAATCATCGTCAGACATTTCTACAAAATCGTCTTTAATATCTTCTTTACTAACCCCTTCTTTTTCTTGATCTTCTTCGCTTTGTGTTTCTGTTACTTCTAAGTCTATAAAATCAGCAGGTTTAAGCGTTTTAAAGTATAAATCAAGGTGTATATCATTAACTTTAAATATCTTTTCTAAACCCTTTATTAAAATAGATTGAAACGGAATAATTATGGAAGAATTAAAAAGTGAAAAAGCATCTCGTAATTCATCAGCATTTGAACCGAAACCACCAGAATCTGCGCGAATTCCAAAGAGGAGTGGGCTCGTTGCTCTATGACCACTTAGCACTTTATTTACTACTTCCTTAGATAAGAACTGGTAACTTTCAGAAGCGTTATTAGTGTCTAATGGTACTATCTCTGGTGTTGTATCACCACCATCATTGAAAGTTAATAATATCTTTCCTGCTGCTTTTGACGAAGTAAATTTTTCTGTTATTTGTCTTTCTATAGTACGCCTTTCGTCATCGCTAGGTACTCCATTTTTAAAATTTATTGCCATACTTGGGAACATACCATTAGATATATTAGATAAATGGAATTGTGCAATCTCTAAGTCTAACTGTATGTAGTCAGTAGCAGCTACATAATCAGGCGCGAACCCATAAAACAATGCAGGGTTTTTATCTCTAATCATTAAGATTTGACTTGCTTGTGTTCTGTCTGTTGTGCTAAAGGCTTTATAAGCTCTAGGTGCGTGTTCTCCTTTTTTGAATTTAGACCAATCAGAACTATAATAATATGATTCTATTTCGCCTTCTACCATTTTACCACTTCGTATATATTGTGCGCCAATATGAATTATTTTACTAATGCTCTTTCTATCTCTTGACCAAATAACATTAACATAGCACCCACCAAATAGCTTTAAATCCATTGCTAAGTCTTTTAAGACATCATCTGGCGAATCGTGTAGTAATCCGTTTAATTTTAAATATGATTCTTTAGTAGCCTCATTTTCGTCTACATCAGTAGCAGCTAAACCTTCGCCATATATCATAGCACCGATTGACTTTATTAATGCGCCATTAATTGCTGAACCTAAAAATAATTCTAAAAGGTAATTAGGATATAAATTATCTTCACCAAAACTTACCCAATCTTGATTAGTTTTTTCTACTATATGAGGTATATTATAATGTGATAATTCTATTAAATTTAATTTCATAATTAATTAGTTATATAAACACTATCCGTATCTGTGTCATTAGTATTATATTCATTGTATGTTACCGAAGGGTTTGCATAAAAACCAGTTTCAACACTAGTTAAATTCATTAATCCAGTATATACTATTGGTCTGTCTAAAACGCTAGAATCAGATGGTAAAAAATCTGTAGTATTTTCTCTAATAGTAACATCATAAAAGCCAAATGGCATATCATCTGTCCCTAACTCTATACGTCCAAAACTAGGCAATTGTGTGCTATAGTCTAAAATAATTTTAAACTCTACATACCTATCTTTATTATCGTATGTATATTCATAGGGTACTAAATTTACAAATTTATTAGTCTGTTGGTTTGTAAAAGTAATAATAGGTTTATATATTATTTTATCTTTATCTTCATAAGCATCTAGTAAATTTAATACAAAAGTTTGTGCAGCACCATTAACTAAATCACCATTTTTAATACATTGTATCATTAGTCTTTCTTTTTCTTTTTAGGTGTTTCTTTTACCCAATATCTATCTATTAAACAAGGTAATTTAGATTTAATTTCTGCTTGTGTATAATCTTCAAAAGGTTTTTTAAACTTTTTAACTCTTTTACCTTGCCACTCTTTTCTAACAATATATAACATAAGTCTTTTATTATAAATGTATAAATTAATTATTTGTTTTTTAGTGTACAAAAAAAGGGGTAAAAACCCCCCTTAATTGTTGATATATATTATAAATTAAGAAGCTGCTGTTACTGTTAAAACAGCTAAATCTGCAGCGTCTAACCCATCAAATGGATAGTCCGTACCACCTGGTGTTGGTGTAGGTAAAGCAATATATGGTTGTCTTTCTTCTGCACTTACTTCTAAAGTAAATCCAGATAAATCGCCATATGCAGTTCCAGATACAGTTGTACCTGCTGTAACATCGCACCCATTACTATAGCCTAATAAGAATAAATTATTATTGTTATCGTGAACAAATACCTGCACTCTATTATATGCAATTAATCGTAATTGATAAGCTACTGCTGCGTTAATTTTTTGTAATGTTAATGATAAAGTTTGTGTGTAAAAAGTAGTTCCATTTGTTTTACTAGCATTAGTGTTAATAGTCATACTAGATAAGTCTGGTCTTAGATCATATTTATAAACTACTATAGCACCCGGCGTTACAGCTGAACTGTTTTTCCAATTTACCATTCCTGCTATAGTCATATTAAAACTGTCTGCAGTTATTGTATCTACTTCTTCTATATTTCCGTAATAATCATCTACAAAATAAACAGCTTTTAAGCCACCTATTTGGTCTTTACAGTCTAAGCCAACTGCTGCTGTTAATTTACAAGCCATATTGTTTTTTA